TTTTGGGAAACGGGCGCGCGGGCGCGCACGCGTATACCCCATCTCGTCCATTCGTGTCAAGCCATCCTACCTGTGAGCTCCCTCGCATTTTATATCCTACCATGGATAGCACAAATCGGGTGGTCTTCCTCACGCCCTCTCGGCGCCGTCGGTCTCTCATCCATCCGGGGTCTCTCGGCGCGCCCTCCTCGCTGGTATGCCTCAAATCGTCACGTAATGGCCGATTTCCCGGCTTCTCTCCCCCTCGTCGCTAGGGTCGCTTGGGTGCCTCTTTCTAAGGCTCTCAGAATCGATTCTCGTGCTTCTGGCTGGCGCCGTCGTGTCCGACGCCCCCTCGTGAGATGTGATATCTCATATCTCACCCCGAGGAATGTGTCCCACATCACTCCCCTCGTCCTTGACTTCGCCTCCGCCCTCGGGCTATACTGGATACATCACCGAGGGAGAGGCCCTCGGGATAGCTCGAAAGGATCGAAAAATGAGCTACCTATCCGATGCCATTCAAGGCGTGTGTGCTGCCCTCGACCAGTGCTTCACCGGCTACGCCGACGGCCGTCTTGTCTGCACTAGCGTCCGCTACCCGATGGACGTTGCCGCGATCGTGGATTTTTCAATCACAGCCAGGGATTTCGAGGCGTATGGCTCGCTGGTCGTCGTGGTTGATGTCGTCGACTGGTCCGGGATCTGCTTCGTCGCCGACCTCTCAGGGCGATCGAGGCGCTGGCTAGAGCACGGCCCGATCAGGGTCGGAGTCACCGAGGTCGTCTGGGAGCTCGTCTCTGCGTGCTCCAATATCGACTGCTTCGACCTCGTCGCTCCGCCGGTGGAGTCGACGGTCCACGGCTTCCACTTCGACCTGGAGGCCCTCTGATGTGGATCGCATATTCCCCGCGCGTTGACAGCGCTGGCGGTGCGGTCGCCGAGCTGCCTAATCTAGCCCAGAACCTTTTCGAAGATCTTGAGCAGTACGCCATCCGAGCTGAGCCGTCATGGCGGCCCGATGTCCTTACCGTCTCCAAGCCTCGCGTCGGCATCGAGGTCGCGTATGTAGATTGCTACGGCGTAACCTGTCCCATCGCCCTTTTCCTGGTCTGCCCTCCCGAAGAGGGGCCTGACGGGCCTGGGGAGCTGTGGTGGCTGCGGTCGATCCCTTATCCGACGCCGGCCGGCGACTCGCTCTACAAGATGCTGGTTAGGTCGGCGGCCGGCTGGCTGAGAAGGAGGCCCTGTGTCGTCAGCTCTTGATCGCCTTCGCTTTCGCCGCCGGCGCTCCGGCGTCTACGTCTGCGACGCGTCGCTGGCTCAGTTGGCCGTCGCCCTCCCTCCGTCGGTCTACTGGGTCGTCCCTGCCTCTCGGCGTCGGGTCGTCATCCTGGATCGCCGCCATCCGAATCTTCCTCCCGTGGCCGTCGCTAAGGCACGGCGTCGCGGCGGGATCATTATCCGCCGGCTGTCCATCGATGGCCGCACCGGCTTCGCGATCGCGCGTTTCGCCGCCACTCATCAACCCTAAGGAGAGTACTTATGACTTCCGCTAACATTACGATCCAGGGCTTCCTCGGCGCCGCGCCGGAGGTCCGCTACACGAATGACGGCCTGGCCGTCGCCAATCTCTCGATCGCCCACACGCCCCGCAAACGCGACCCGCGGTCGGACGAGTGGGTGGACGCCGGCCCGACTCTCTGGGTGGTCGCCTCTGTGTGGGGCGCCGTCGCCGAGGCGGTTGCCGATACCTCCCGGAAAGGCGACCTCGTGGCCGTCTCCGGCCAGCTGGCGCTGGACGAGTGGACGGATTCTGACGGCGTCGTGCGCACCGACTTGGTGATCCGGTCGGCAACCTATCTGGGGACGACGCCCCGCCAGAAGGCGGAGCCGGCTGGGTCGGCTCGGACGCCGACGAGGCGCCGGCGGCCGTAACGTAGATCACTCGCGCGGGGCGGCTTCGGCCGCCCCGCTTCGACTAGGATGGGACCATGGCTAAGACAAAAGCCTCCTGGCAGAGGGATGCGGCGCTGGCTCGGCGCCGGGCGATGCAGAAGCTTAACCGCCTGAAGAAACAGGGCGTGGACTTGCGCGGCACCGAATACCACCCGGATCCGTCGTCACTGGACGACATTCGCGGCATGTCGGTGAAGGAACTGAAGACCTACATCAACCGGATGAAGGTCTTCACATCGCGCGGCGTCCAATTCTACGGCACCCAGAAGGGTGATGTCATATCGAAAACCGACATGGACATCCTCCGGAATCGTCAGCGACGCCTGAACGAGCGGGCGGCCCGCCAGCGCAGGAAATTCGCCCGCTACGTCGACCCGTCGAGCGGCATGTCGCTGCAGCAAATGTTCACCGAGAAGGAAACCAGGAAGGGTAGGGCGCCCCGCTACATCGGGGTCCCGGGCGTCGACTCCGACCCGATCGCCTCCCGCAACCGCGGCGTCAAGCAATACGCGTCGAAGAAGGCTTTCGACAAGCACATGGCGCGCCTCGATTTCCTCCTGTCGGCGGAGGGCCGCAAATACCAGCAAGACAAAGCGTGGAGGTCCTTCACGTCGATGACGTCCGAGCTCGGCGAGGAGGGCGAGCGCATCCGCAAGCAAATGGAGGCGAAGATCGCCCAAAAGGGCAAGGGCATGGCGGCCTTCATGGTGCTCTGGCGCGACTCCACCCTCGCCCAGAATCTCCGCAACGCCTATAAGCTGATGAAGCTGGATTTCTCCCGCGTCCAAATGGGCGAGAACAACCCCAACACGGGCCGAAATGGAGGGAGGACGAAGAATGTCTTCAAAGCGATCGAACAAACAATTAGAGCGATCTGACGTCTGCGTCCTGTGGGTGGAGACCGCCTACGACGGCGAGCGCGCCTCGATAACCTCCGTCCACCTCATGGGACTCGACGGCGAAAACTATGTTTCACATGAAACGTTCGCCGACGCCGAAGCCGACCTCGCCGCCTACCAGGTCGCCTACACGTGGGACATGGACCTTGTCGGCCCCTGCATCGTCGCCGACTACATCGAGCGCGGCATCACCTGGTCCCCCGACTATCGGCGCCCCGTTGACCGGATGTCTGGCCTGTACACGGGCGACGGTCAGTTTTTCTCGCTCAATACCCCCGTGGCGCCGGGTCGGTCGGTGTCGATCCGCGGCGTCGAGGCCCTCCTGCCGCTTGATTTCGACGCCCTGGCGGAGACTCTCCACCCCCAGTGGGTGACGGACCTGGCCTTGGACGTCCCGTGGCCGCGGGTCTATCTCGACGTGTTGGCCGCTGCCGTCTCTTTCGACGATGCCTGGTCGTCGAGGAAAATGACTCAGGCCTCGCATGCGTTCGCGCGGCTCCGCGAGGCGGTGGCAGATTTCGACAGCCTCTACCCGGCGCCGACGGGCGTCCCTGAGTCGGAGATGCTCCGCGCCGCCTACCTGCCCGGCCTGTGCAACCTCGGCCCGGAAGCGAGGCCTTTCGCGGAGGTGGGTGCCGGGACCTCGTGGGACGTCAACTCGCTCTACCCGTCGATCATGGCGGGCGAGCGCCTGCCGGTCGGGCGCCCCTACTACCACGAGGGGGCGCCGGAGGACATGGACGGGCTCTGGATTGCGAACGTCGTCTGCGAGGGTCGCCTAGGGTGGGGTGTGCCATGCTTTTTCCAGAAAACCGAGTGTGGCACGAAGGTGTGGGACGACGACGTCTCTACGTCGTGCTGGATCACATCCGTCGACTACGAATATCTTACGACCTACTATGATTTCGATGTGTGGTGCTGGAATTCATGTTTCGAGTATGAGGGATCGACGGGGGACCTGGCGCCGTACATCGAGCCGCTCTATGAGATGAAGTCCCACTCGGATCCGGCGATGCGTCTTGTCGCCAAACAAGCTCTAAACACGGTGTACGGGAAATTCGCGACACGGACGCTCATGGTAGAACAGGGACTCGGCTACGAGCTCGTCGACTCGCGCGAAGACGATGGCCCGACCCTCGTCCACACCGACGGCATACTAAAACCCTTCAAGATCAGTCAACGCTACGTCAACAGCACCTACCCCGCTCTAGCGGCCTTCGTGACCGCCTACGGGCGCCGGGAGCTCGTGCGCGTCGCCAACGCCAACTATGACCGCCTACTCTACTACGACACGGACTCGGTCATCCTCCTCGGGGACGAGCCGCCTCGTGGCGCCGACGTCGGCGAGAGCTTGGGTCAATGGTCCCGGCGCGACATGTTCGACAGGGCGAAATTCGTCGGGCCCAAGCAATACTACCTGGACTCCGGTATCGGCTCGACGGCCGTCATGGCGGGCCTGTCTGGCGACCTGGCGCCGCTCGTCCGCTACGAGGACGTCCGCCCCTACGCCGTCCTAGAGAACCGGGTCTGCCGGATGGTGCCCGGCGGCGCCGCCTACGTCCGCGAGACCTACACGCTCAAAGACTGGTCGGGGATGGCGGTGATGTGATATACTGCGCACATGATGCCCCTCCCGTGCGCGCCGGCGATGGGCGCGCGGAGAGCCCCGGGTGAGACCGGCCGCAGCCCTGATCCCGTGGCTGGGTGCCGTCCGGCGCCGGGGGGCGGCATCCCCTACTACCGATCGGAGGACATACATGGCGGACACGCCTGAAGACGATGTTTCACGTGAAACAGAGCCGGACGAAGCGCCGACTCCTGAGGAGATGGATGAGTCGGACGTCGTGAAGGCGGAGTCCGACGCCATCGACGCCGACCTGACGGAGATGATTTCCGAGGTGCGGCAGATCGCCGAGGAGGCGCTCGCCCAGTGCACGGAGCTGCGCGCGATCGTCGAGCACTCCGCGATCGATGAGGCGCCCGAAACGTCGGTCGCCGACGTCGACCCCGAATCTCTGACACTCGAAGATATTATCGCGGAGGACTGATAGATGCCCGTACCCAACATCCCGTCCCTGAAGCCCGGCGTCAGCAACGGTGAGCTCCTGCAGGTCGCCATCAACGGTGCCAGTATCGGCTACAAGGCACGCATCCCGTCGCCGACGCAGGCCGGCGTGGAGACGACGGTCCGCTACCTGGATCAGCACCGCCAGCTGTGGAATCCCATCTACACGGCGCTGATGACGCAGATCGGCACGATCGTCGCCCGTCACAACTCGTGGACAAACCCCCTCGCAAGATTCAAGCGAGGCCTCATCGAATACGGTAACGGCATCGAAGAGTACCAGACGGGCCTGATCCGCGCCAAGGCCTACGACCCGAACCGGAGCTTCGGCGAAAAGATGGCTTTCGGCACGCACAGGGTGCCGATCGACGTTAGTTTCCATGAAAAGAATCGGATGGACGTCTATCCGGTCTCTGTGGAGCGCGCCGTCATTAAAAGCGCTTTCCTCGGCGAGGGCGACATGTCCGGGCTCATCTCGGACATCATGGCTGCCCCGAGCGAGTCGGACAAATGGGACGAGTTCCTCCTCATGTCGAGACTTTTCACCGAGTACGAGCGGCGCGGGGGCTTCTACCACGCACACATCCCCGATATTTCGGCGCAGGATGTCACCGATCGCGACGTCAGGCTGGCACTGCGCAAGATGCGCGCCATGGCGGGGAATTTGAAATTCCGGAGTCCCTACTACAACGCGGCGCGCTTCCCGATTGCGGCCAAGCCTGACAACCTGGTGATGTTCATCACGCCAGAGGCGAATGCGGCACTGGACGTCGAGGGGCTCGCGGCGCTTTTCAACGTCAGCTACGCTGAGGTGCCCTACCATATCATCGAGGTGCCGGCCGAATATTTCCCGCAGGGCGGCTGCCAGGCGATCCTCGTCGACAGCGATTTCTTCGTCGTTGCCGACACGCTCCTGGAAAACCTGAATTTTCAGGATCCGACGGAGCCGAGTCAGGAAAACATTTTCCTGCACCACCACGAAATCATCTCTTGCAGTCGTTTCGTGCCGGCGATCATGTTTTGGACCGGCGGCGAAACCGAGCGCGTCCTCGCCAAAGATCCCGTCACGGCCATCACCGCCATCAAAGCATACGGCGAGGGTGCGAAGGAGGTTCAGGGCCAGGATATGGTGCGCGGCGGCAACTATCAGCTGGAAGCGACCTGCACCGGCGGCGGCACCGATCCGGACATCAACTGGTCGGTGCGCGGCACCGACTCTCGCACACAGGTCTCTCAGGCTGGCGTCCTCTCGATCGGCCCGCGTGAGCTCGGCCCGATCATCGTCGCCGCGGAGGCGGACGGCGCTCGACTGGAGGCTGAGTTCACCGGCATCGGTGGTCCGTCCTTCCCGGAGTGGCCGGCAACGAGGAGTGAGCTGAAGGGGATTGACGTTCTCGGACGCCGGGTTGCGAAATTCGCCGAAGCGACGAAGGAATACACAGTCACCCGCTCCCGCAAGGCGTTGCTGGCGGAGGATGGCGCCGAGAGTCAGGTCTACCCGGTCGGTGTCAACGTCTTCGCGACGGCGGTCTCGATCGCCAAGGGTGAGGCTGGCTTCGTGGTGAAGCTCACAATCGCTGGACTTGATGGCAAGAGCTACGGAGAGTATACTGTAAACGTCGTCTAGAAGTGGCGACAGTGCGGAGTGAGGCGCCGGCCTGAGCAACCGGTGCTGGAGCGAGTTCTCGCCGACGGCCCCGGGGTTTTCGATCCGCCCCGGGGCCGTTCCTATAGGAGGTGTCAATCATGCCGCAATGGGCAGGCTGGGGGCCCGGCAGCGAGGTGCTCCTCGCCCGCGTCGACTACGACGCCCAATACCGAAACATTGTCAAATGGCAGAATTTTAGGCAGATCGACGCCTATCTGCGCCGCAAGGGCGGCAAGTCGCTCACAATCAATAAATTCACCCCCCTCACTCAACAGCAAACAGTACGACTTGATATACCCTGGCCGCAGGCGATGCAGTTCAACTACATCCGCGTGCGTGACCCGAAACTCTCTAACCTCCACTCACAAGACGACGACATCAGGGTCTACTACTATTTCATCAACGATATCGTACAGGTAGCGCCCGACACGATCGAGCTCGCCCTGCAGCTCGATGTATGGACAACCTATTGCTGGAACGTCCGGCTGCGCACCGCCTACGTCGAGCGCGGACATCTGCCGGTGGCGGCCACATGGCGCGGCCGTAATCACGACGTACTCAGGGAGACCGAGGGTCTCGACCTTGGCGCCGACTACATGGTGCAGTGGACCGAGCGATATGACCTCGCCACCCTGCAGGATTGTGGCGTCATGGTCATTGCCGGCACCGATTTCACGGGAAACCCCGGCAACACACAAAATCCTCACCTCGACACCGCCAAGGGCTCTGGGTTCGAGGGGCTGCCGAACGGCGCTGATATTATTATTTTCCGCAGTATCGCGGCTTTCGAGGTCTTCGCGCTGTCGTGCAGCCTCTACCCGTGGGTGGCGCAGGGGATCCAATCGATCCAGATCATGCCATGGGGCGATAGCGGAGGTCAACATCCGTTTCTCGACGTCGTCTACAGCCACGAATGCGAGCTTCCCGACAGTCACTTCATTCCCGGGATGGACCTCAATAACGTCGCAATCGTCCGCGCACGCAAGCAGGGTGATCAGCACGCCAGCGCCGTCATGTGGGGCCGTCAGCAGACATTTTTCCCCGACGGCATGCTGTCGATGGCAGGAGCCCTCGCATACCCCGACTGGCAGAAGAACTATTCAAAGCTTTTCACGTCGCCTTTCGTGTGGATAGAGCTCACCAACTACGCCGGGCAGTCCATGACGCTCCGCCCCGAGTACCTGCCGAAAGGTGGCGTCACGACGATCGCCTGTCTGCGGCATTTCGCACCACCGTCGCCCCGCGTCGTTTGCTGGGTGAAGGATTATCTCAAGGACGGCCCAGCGCAGAAGGGAGCGCTGGACGGCAGCTATCTAGACTGCAGCATCTATTTTACCAATTTTCCGACATTCTCGATCACCAACAACGCCGGGATCGCCGCCCTGGCCAACCAGGCGCATTCGATCGCGTTTTCTCGACAGTCCGCCGAGTGGGGGCAGCAAAAAGCACTTGCCGGCAACCAACTTGCCTACGACCAAGCGAGCCAGGCGATGGCGACGTCGACGGCCACCACCAACCTTGGCAACGCGGCCCGCACCGCCCAGACGGACTTGTCGAACGCTGCCAGGTCCCAGTCGACGGCGATCACCAACGACGCCGCATGGGACCAGACGAAACTTTCCATGGCTAACACAGGCCTCGGCGTCGTCGGAAATCTCCTGAGCGGCAACATCGGCGGCGCCCTGAGGGGTGGCGCCTCGATCGCGACCGCAGCGGCATCGAACAACATCAACACCACCGCCAGGAACGCGCAGACCGAGCTCGCTAACTCGACGGCGGCGGCCTCCACGGGCATCTCCAATCAGCTCGCATCCCAAATCAACCAGGCCCAAAACCACCTCGCTGCCTACAATCGCGACACGAACAGGGCCTACGCCGACATGGTCGCCAAGGGCGACTATGCCAATGCGATCGCCGGCATCAACGCGCGCGTCCAGGACACGCAGCTCACCCAGCCGTCGACGTCGGGCCAGATTGGTGGCGATGCTTTCATGCTGACCACGTCCGGGTGGGCGGTCTGGCTGCGGATTCGCGGTCTCAACTCGGGCGCCGCCCACCGTGTCGCGCAGTTTTTCGCGAGATACGGATACGCCTGCAACCGCTACGTCGACATGGCCGCCTACCGACTCGATTTGATGACGCATTTCACGTACTGGAGGCTCGCGGACGTGCATATCGAGGCGCCGCGGTGTCCTCAGATGTTCGTTGACACGATTCGCGGCATTTTCGAGTCGGGCACGACCGTCTGGGGGGACCCCGAGGAGATACCGACCATGAAAATCTACGAAAACGGCCCATACGAGGTGGTGAAACTGTGAAAGGTGCCGATGATGTCTACGATATGGTGACCGCGCGGGGACGCTTCAAAAGAAACGAAGCGATGGCCCGCACGGGCATGAATTTCAACATCTACTGGCGGACGCTTCGGATGCTCGCCATGGCAAGATTCAAATGGGAGGGGCTGCCGGATACTGTCGACGAGCGGTATGTGGAGATGACCCTCCACAAGAATGGGCTCGTGGTTTTCTCTCTCGACCCGCATTTCCGGATTTTCACGGCGCTGGCGGGCACTCCGAGCGGCGACCGCGACATCTACAATCGGCCGCTCTCCTACTATCTCAACGCCAATAGTAAGATCAACCGACACGTCAAATCTCGTGACTGCGTACCTATCTGGGCTAATGATATGCATGAGCCGGATAACGATGTCGTGACCGCCTACGCGGCGCGACTGTCGGAAATTGATCGTACGATCGACATCAACCTTGCCAATACGCGAAATCCACTCATATTGGCTGTGGAGCCGTCCGAGATGTTGACGGCCCAGAATTTTCAGCGCCAGCTCGTAGAGGGGCAGCCGGTCATCTATACGATCAAAACCAACGGCGGCGAGTCCATCGCCGAGAAAGTTGTCACCATCCCCAACCAGGTCCACCCTCAGGTTGTCACCGAGAATTTGGCGGCACGCAGAGCCATCTGGAACGATGCGATGATGATGTTGGGTATCCAGGCAGCGCCCCCGGGCAAAAAAGAGCGCATGGTCGCAGACGAGGCTAACTCACTGGATGGGCAAACGATGGCGTTCCGCGGCATGGCGCTTTCCCAGCGCGAGCAAGCCTGCGAGAAAATCAACAGGAAATACGGGCTCGACGTCTCCGTCAGCTGGCGGCTCACCGACGCCATGATCGAGGGGTTCGTCGGCAACCTCGACGTCGCGAGCGAGATGGAGGTCTAATGGCAGCCGATTTTACCATGCTTCTCCGGGACGTCGTCGACGTCACCGGCGGCGACTGGGGCGTCGAAGCCTACCCCATTTTCGATGAGGCCTATCGAAAGCAACTCAACCAAACCCTGTACGAGGTCTACTGCTACCGCGAGATAGGTTTCGAGACGATCGACATTTTCCGGCAACAGGTCGCCGCGAAACTGCGCCTCGTCATGCCCTACTACAACCAACTCTACGAATCGACTAGGCTGCAGTACGACCCACTCTCTGCGGTGGACATGACGACGTGGACCGACGCCAGTCAGTCCGGCAGCGGCAATCAGAAATCTACGTCGTCCAGCGAGTCTACGTCGTCCGGCGAGTCGACGTCGGCCGGACGCGAGCACGCCTACCCCGGCAGCCCCATCTACAAAGAGGGGGACTATGCGACGACCGGCACGACGTCGGAGGGGCGCACCGCCGGCAAAAACGACCAAAAGGCAACCTCCGACGCCTCTCACTCGGACATGGCGGAGTCGCACGCCAGGTCAGGCCAGCGAGGTAGGATGACGTCCGGCGCTGCGCTCGTTATGGAGTATCGCCAGGCGATGATCAACGTCGACCAAATGGTTGTCGCCGAGCTAGAGCCGCTTTTCATGGGAATCGCCTCGTCCGGGGACGCCCATGTCGGGTCGGATGCGACATACCCTTTCGGTCTATGGTATCCTTGGTGGGGGAGGTAACAAATGCCGGTAGAAAATGTGCCGTTTTTCACAATCCAGGATACGCCGCTGACGAATGTGACGCCGTTCACATTCCGCGACGGTATCACCTACGTCGAAAAACTCGAGCGTGTCGCTAGGAACTGTCAAAATCTGGTCGACGCCATCAACAAATGCATAAAAATATGCAACGAGCTCGAATCCAACGTTAACAAGACGGTCGCGCAGCTGCGCGCCGAAACTGATCGTAAAATACAGTACGCTATCGACGAGCTCTACAGGAAGCTCGCCGCCCGCGGTGGCGAGAAAGTCTTCGTCACCGACCCTGTCGACGGCATCACCACCAAGACGCTCTCTGAGGCGCTCGCCAGCATGTACAGCAACTTGCGCACGGCGGCGCGTTTCGCTATCGAGGCCGACAGTATAGGTGCCACCGCCAAGCAGCTTGACGAGATCGGCTGGAAGGCTCGCGGCTGGGACCTTGACCCGGAGGCCACGACGCCTCACGCAGTACGAAAGGATATTTGATGAGCTCTACCGACAAGACTGAGGCTCTCGGGTTGTCACAGTTCCTCGACAACGATAAACCTACCTGGCGCGGCGATTATAACGGCGACATGCGCAAAATCGACCTGAGGGCGGCCGAGGATACCACGAAATTTAATTCGATGGAAATCCGCATCAAAAAGGCGGAGGACACTGTCGCCGGCGACCACAAGGTCGTCGAACAGATCGATCAGAAAATCGCCGACGCCGAAGGCCGCGCCAAAGCTGAGACGACCCGCCAGGTGAAATCCGCCTACGACGACCTCGGGCTAAAGGTGGCCAATCGCTACACGAAGGAGGAGTCTGATAGTAGATATATACTGAAAAACGCAGCCGCGCCCGAGCTGTGCGCCGTCATCGTCGGCACCTCCAACGTTGTCGAAGGCAAGTGGCCGACGCTCATGTGTAGAGCGATGGGCATTACGGAGAAGAATTTTGCCAAAGGTGGCACAGGAATAGCACAGGGCGCCGACAACTTTCAGGTACAGATGAACCGCGCCATCGCCGACGGCAGCTTCTCGAACGATAACGTCAAATACGTCATTATCGCCGACTGTGGCAACGATGCGATGCAGGAGATTGACATCTACAACGGTCTGGTTACCTGCATCTCCGACGCCAAAAGAGCATTCAAAAACGCCAGAATCGTCGTTTTCAGCGCCGTCTGGGCGTGGAGCAACCTCCACATCCTCACGAAATCGAAGAACGGCCTCGCAAATTGCCTGTCGGCGATGCAGGAGGTCTGCGGCAATTACGGCGCCGAATACGTCGGCACCGAATACTGGTGCCTCGGCTACGCGAAATATTTCACTGAGGGTCAAATCCACCTCAACTCTACCGGCGACATCCGTTTCGCAACACTCGCCGGCAACTACCTCCAATACGGCAACGAGCCGATCCCCGTGTCGCAAAACTACAGGATCGGCCTGTCCGGCGGCGCCTCCCACAGCGATACGCCCCTGACGCTGCGCCTGTCCGGCGGCCTCGTCTCGCTCTCCGGGATCATCACCGGCCAGTCGATCGCGACCGGCGCCGACCTCGGCATGATCCCCGAATGGGCAGCTCCCCGCGCCACCGTCAACGGAAGCGCTCGCGGTGGCGCTTCCGGCACCGAAGACATCCCGTTCCAGATCCACCCCAACCAGCACCTACAAACCTGGAAGGGGTGGAGCGGCAACTTGAACATCAGCGCGACATGGAGTACACTGTAAAGCACGTTGTTGTTTTATGAACTCCGCCGCTCACGGACCTGAAATCCGTGGGCGGCGGTTCCACGTGAAACGGAGGTGCTCGTGGCGTGGGATGCTAAAGCCAAGGCTGTCGCCATCAAGGCGATCGGCACAGTGGAGTCTGGCATGCGCTACGACGGCATCTACCACGTGGACCCGATCACGATAGGGATCGGCCAATGGTTCGGCCCCCGCGCCTACGGGCTACTCAACCGCATCAAGCAGGAAATGCCCAACGAGTTCGCCAAGCTTCCGGCGCAGCTGCAGTCGCTCGTCAACGCCAATAGTATTAACTGGGCCACATACTACCTGCCCAACTATTGGGACGGCCAGGTCAAGCCTGTCCTCCGCGCCGCCTACAGAGTGCAGCAAAAGCAAATGGCGGAGGATCTAGAGGCCTACGTGCAGGTGGCGAGCCGGTGCGGCATCGACAAGGACCGGCATACGCAGTCGATGATCATGTTTTTCGTCGCCTATCACCAGTCCCCGAGGCGCGCCCTGCGGGTAGCGAACCAAATCGGCGGCGCCGACCTCGACCGCTGGCATGCGGCGCTCCTGTCCGAGCCCGTCCTCGGCAAATACCGTAATCGCTACAATACGGCATACGCCATCATCAAAAACATGGACTCGTCGGGGGTCGACGGCGTCGAGCCCGGCGCCCCCGCACCCTCGGGTCCGACGCAGGGCGACGGCTCCGGCGGCAACCCCGGCGGCAGCACTAACGCCCCTCAGCAGCAAGGATCCACTGCCGGGGCGCTCTCTAGGATAGAGGCCGTCGGCAACGTCGCCATCGCGCACATGGCCGACGGCAAAATCGTCCAATGCGCGCCGAATGGCCAGGGGCAGTACGTCGCAGGCCCGGGTGGCGCCGGCACTCCGCCGCCGACCGACACGACGCCGGGCGGGCAGAACGGCGGCCCCGGCACTGGCGGCGGCGGCGGCCAGCTCGCGCCCGGTACCTCGGAGACTCGCCAGAAACTCGTGTGGTGGATGGCTTCGCGGGAAAACAAGTTCCGCTACTCGAACGGCGCCGGCCGGCTCGACCCTGACCGGTCCGGCGTAGGCGACTGCTCATCGACCTGCCGGCGGGCCTACCTCGACGTCTGCGGCATCGACATCGGCGGCAACACCGTCGCGCAGAGCGCCAACGGCCACGGCAGCTTCGTCATCAACTGGAACACCGCGAAAAGCATCAACGCACAACAACTGGCGCTCATGAAACCCGGCGACCTCGTTTTCTACGACTGGGGATCCGGGCGCGTCGGCGTCGACCACGTCGAAATGTACGCCGGCGGCGACCTCACATGGGGCCATGGCGGCGGGCTCCACGGCGAAGTGCCCGGGCCGCACAAAAACTCGTTGTCGAAATTCATCAGGGACACGCGGGGAATCGGGTGGTGCGTCAAGAGGTACCTCAATGACTAAACAAGCCCTCAACTACTATGACTTCGGGCCCATCCTCTCCTACAATGCACCGTGGACCGTCGTCACAGGCGCCCGCGGCACCGGGAAAACCTACGGCGCCAAAAAGATAGCGCTGCGCCGCTTCATCGACAAAGGGTCGCAGTTCGTCTACCTCCGGCGCCATAAAGGCGAAAAGGCGGCGTTTCAAACGTTCATGGCCGACATCGCCGAACGTTTCCCCGACCATGACTTCACCGTGCGTCAAAACTCCCTCTGGGTCGACGATGGCACCAAGACCGGCGCCCTCGTCGGCAGATGCACCGCCCTCACCCAAGCGAGACAGGCCAAATCCATGAGCTTCCGCGAGGTGGGAACCCTCGTTTTCGACGAGTTCATCCTCGAAGAAGGCCTCACCCGGTATCTACCGAAGGAAGCCGACATTTTCGAGGGTTTTTATTCGACGATCGACCGCTGGGACGACCGTGTTCAGGCACTCTTCCTCGCCAACGCGGCCTCCATCACTAACCCATACTTCATCAAATACGGCATCGTGCCATCAAGCGAGTTCGAAACGTACCACGACGGATTCATCGCCGTCCACACCTCCGATGACGCTGTCTTCGCCGACCAGGTCGCGAAAACAAAATTCGGAAAATTTCTGTCGTCCGTCGGTGGCGACAACGCTGACTATATGATGAAATCGCGTTTCGTCGACAACAACGGCGTTCTCATCGGCAGGAAACCACACTACTCGGACTACGCGTGCACCGTCGTCACCGAGCTCGGGGAATTCTCCCTGTGGATCGACCCGCGCCAGTCCGGATGGTACTGCCAAGAAAAGCTCCCCAAACAGCAACTCCGCATAACGAGCGAAGTCAAGCTCGTCACAGAGCATACGATGTATTGTTCTCCGCGCGATTCGTTCCTAGCGTCGGCCAGACGCATGTACAATCGTGGGGAACTCTATTTCGACAAGCCACAGACGAGAAATTGCTTTATCCAGACCTTCAAGGGGGTGTGATATGGACAGTCTCATCGACGGATTGACGGGGCTCGGACTTGGTGGTATCATCGCCCTCGCGGGGGTGGTGTGGAAAATAATGCCAAATCTGAGACGAATCTCTCATTTTCTGGACGACCTTATGGGGGAGGCGGCGCGTCCCGGCGTGCCCGCGTCCCCGGGGATCCTCGAACGCCTGGCCGACGTCGAGGCTAGGCTCGGGAAAGTGGAAGACACTCTGAAGGGGTGTGATAAAAATCACGGCAGCGACGACTAGGGCCGCCATCGTAGCATGGATGGCCAAGCATGAGAACGCCTTCGGCTACACGAACGATTGGCGCCGCAGGGATCCTGAGCGCTACGGCTGGGGCGACTGTAGCTCCACCATAGCACAGGCCTACCTGCAGTGCGCCGGCATTCGACTGGGGGAGCGGAGCTTCAACATCGCCGTCCAGGGGCGCTCCATCGCCTACACGCACACGTGGCGCGACCTCGACCTCGACACGCTCCGCCCTGCCGACGTCATTTGCATGGGGTGGGCGACCGGCCCCTTCGCCGGGCGCATCTCCCACGTCGAGCTCTACGCCGGCGGTGAGTACACGTGGGGGCATGGCGGCCCGGGCCGCGGCCCCCGCTTCCATCGACTCTCCGACCCGAGCCTCACCGGGTCCGCGAGTATTATAGCCGTGAGGCGATTCATAGAGGACGATAGCGAGGAGGGCGATTTGACACCCGACCAGGCCAACAAACTTGACTGGATATACAGCAACCTCAAGGTGCCCGAGCAGAGCTTCGGTTATCCACAGGCGACCCAAAATTCTCTCGGGGACCTGCAGGAGACCATCAACAAATTGACGGCCACCGTCGAACAGTTGCGAGGATTCCTGGAAGTGCCGGGATACGGCTTCGGCTACCCGGCCGCCAGTCACCACGCACTCGAGGAAATTATTAACAAGCTGGACAAAAATGGCCAGAAGGATGCCTAATTGCAGGTGCGCGGGATGTGGGGACCCCATCCCGCTCATCTGCATCACCGACGACCCCGACGTCGTCCACTATCACCTAGACTGCCACAGATACATCCACGGAGGATAATGAGCACCCCCAAGCACCTCGATACCGGCGTTACCGACACCGGCACCCTCGCAGCATTCCAGGCCGCCAAACACGCCGTCGCCGACGGCACCCCCGCCGCCGTCGGCGACATCGTCGACACGACCGGCACCGACCGATGGCTCCCTTGGCGCAAATGGGCCTACCGAGCCCTCACCGGCCTCATCCCGCTCGGCGTCGCCGCCGGGTGGGTCACCGGCGAGACCGCCGCCCTCATCGGCCCCGCCATCGCCGGCTTCCTCGGCGTCGGCCTCGCAGCCGCCAACACCAGATGAAAGAAACCCCCCGGAAACTTACTCCGGGGGGTTTCACGTGAAACCTCCTTTACAGGTCCAGGTCCAGTACCAGTTGCTCGGGCGCGGCGTCACCGGCCTCCGCCATAACCTGGGCAGTCTCCACCCACTCGGCGATCACCGGCACCGGCGACGTCCACCACGACTCCGAGGATCCCAGCCAGCAAGTACATTGCTCGGCGACCCACTCGCGCCACTCGGGCGCCAGATCCGTCAGCTCGCCCGCCAGCGGCACCCGCAGCAGCCAGTCGATAGCCTCCTCGCGGGAGCGGTGCCGCTCGGCGCCGACCTGTCGTAAAATCTCGTGGGCCGGGTTCCAGGGCTGTCGAGGGTCGTCCAGGATCGGCATCAACGGCACACCAGCCTATAGTCGCGGGCCACGTCGATCAGCACGCGGTCGCCGAGGTCGTCACAGCCAGCACACCAGGCGAGACCGGCGTCGGCCAGCCAGTCACCGAGCCAGCCACGCAGATGTGCGCTCGACCCGGCGGCCCGCTCGGGCGGCAGGTTCAGCGTCATGAGACGGTCCCGGTAGTCGACAGAGGCGCCGATCCGCGAGTCGATCCCGTCGTCGATCATGAGCCAGCCGACCCGGCCGCCCGTCCAGTGAGCCCAGATCGGTTCGTCGATTGCTTCGCCGACCAGGTCGGCGAGTTCCTCTAGCGCCTGCGCGAGGCGAATTTGCATCATGTGGGCCCTCCTAGCCATTATTGCCCTCCCTGATAATTCGGGCCCTCCCATAGGAGAGCTGTACAAGAATGCTACTGCCGTAGGTCTCGTCGAGCACAGCTTCGGTCACGCCCGGCTCGGCCTCGATGGCCTCCGCCAGACGCTCCATGCGCGCCGCGCGGAGCTCGCGCAGGGGCTCGGACGGGTCGGGGCGCCAGACAGCGGAGACGACCGCCCGTGAAACACTGCCGACGCACGTCGTCAGGGCGAGCCTCATGCCGCCATACCAGAGATTCGATTCAGCTACCGCCAGGACTGTGGTGTAGGGGCCTGTCGTCTCCACCCGCACCGGCAGGGCACCCTTGACACCGGCGTTCAGGGCGGCCAGCACGACCTCCGTCAGGAGCGAGGTGCGCAGCTCGGGCGCCATTTTCACGGGGCGGCCGCTCATAGGACCGCCACCTGAGCCAGGGCACCGCCCACGGAGACAACGCACACACCGGCGACCGCCCACAGCGGCACGAGCAACCCGGCGCGCACCTGGTCGCGCAGAGCCAGGGCACAGGCCCCGGCGGCGACCGCCGCCAAGACCTGCAGAACGCACAGGGCCATGAGAAGGACAATATCGGCTATCATGAGTCGACCTCCTCGGGGCGGACGGACGCGAAAAAAGTCTTCAACCACTTCGCATCGAGCCACACGCTGTCAACCTCAGGGATCGCCGCGACGGCGCGAGCCACGCGTCCCAGCTCCCGAGTATGCGCCTCTGAGAGGCGCCCCTTGCACTCGAAGGTCTCGGAGTCGAAGACGACTACGCGCACATCGGCGCCCTCCTCGCCAACCGCCGACGTGACGATGACGAACAACTTCCCGGCGGGGGCGGCGAGGATGATCCTATTGAAATCCTCACCGGTCCACTCGCAGTCTATCTCCACACTCCCCGCCGGGGACTGGAATTCTGCCGCGAGGGTTTTATGCAGGCCGGTCGCGACCCGCTCCACCGCGGCGATCTTCTCTTCTTCCATCGGAATGATCCTTTCTCTCGATCCGATATATCCAGTATAGCCTGAGGTGGGTACCACCGTCAAGCCGGAAAATGTGAAACACCCCACGCAAAGGCCGCCGACCACAGGAAAGGCCCCCTCCCGAGGGAGGGGGCCGATGGCCGGGGGATCAGAGGAAGGCATCCTCGACAGCGCTGCGCAGGGCGCTCACGCAGGCGATCCCGAGTTCACCGTAGCGCTCCTGATAGGAGATGAGCGCCGCACCATCCTCAGTCTGGGTGACCCCGCGAGCATCAAGCTCGTAGAGGGCCTCAAAGCGGCCGGGGCGGACCTCCCACTCGATCGTGAAGCCGTCCGAGCGGGGGTTGACGTTCAGGCCCGCCATCTGATAGAGGGGGGTCCCCGCAAGGGTCTGGGCCCCGAGCGTGGACTCCATGACCGCCTCGGCAACCCTGGCGTTCTTCGTGTAGCTCATTTTTCGATCCTTTCGAGCTATCCCGAGGGCCTCTCCCTCGGTGATGTATCCAGTATAGCCCGAGGGCGGAGGCGAAGTCAAGGACGAGGGGAGTGATGTGGGACACATTCCTCGGGGTGAGATATGAGATATCACATCTCACGAGGGGGCGTCGGACACGACGGCGCCAGCCAGAAGCACGAGAATCGATTCTGAGAGCCTTAGAAAGAGGCACCCAAGCGACCCTAGCGACGAGGGGGAGAGAAGCCGGGAAATCGGCCATTACGTGACGATTTGAGGCATACCAGCGAGGAGGGCGCGCCGAGAGACCCCGGATGGATGAGAGACCGACGGCGCCGAGAGGGCGTGAGGAAGACCACCCGATTTGTGCTATCCATGGTAGGATATAAAATGCGAGGGAGCTCACAGGTAGGATGGCTTGACACGAATGGACGAGATGGGGTATACGCGTGCGCGCCCGCGCGCCCGTTTCCCAAAA